TCTTGCCTTTGTAGTTCATCCTACCTCCTGTCGCGCGATCAGCTTTTTACTTTGAAGTCCTGAAAGCCTAGCTCCATCGTTTGCGGGTTGACAGCGTAGCAGCGAATTGCCGGTGCGCTGAACTCACGAAAGCAGGTAATCCAGGTGAATCCTTCAGGTGGCGCCTCGACCCGAACTGTACTGGCGGTATGCACTCCGTCCAAGCTTGTGTTGATGACCACGAGGATAATCGGTTCCTCGGCGTGCGCCTTTGGCAGCATGCACGAAAACAGGAGCATCGCCATCGCGATGCCGAGCGCAAACGCCCCGTAGGATGTGGCCCTCATGCCTCGCGCACGCCCTTGCTGACGGCCTCCTCCATTGTTTCCGGCTCGTCGTCCAGGGCGAGGCGCTCAATTTGAATCGCCATTGAGCGATGTGGCTTGCCGCCTTCATCCTCACTGCTCGACACCGAGACAACGCAACATTCGGCGCGCAGCTTGACGTAGCTGCCAACCTTCGGCAGCGTGTCGAGTCCGAGTTTCTTGAGTGTATCGTTCTCGAACGAGATGCGCAGACCGTATGGATACCGTGGTCGATCGCTCTTGGCAAGCGACGGCAAACTTCCCTCGGATTCTTTCTTCGACAACTCCATGCTTCGCATTTTCATGATCAACCTCCGCGGGCCATCTCAATGCCCATTTCGAGTGCTTCTGCAACCGACTTCGGCTCCTGCTTCTGCGCGCCAGCGGGCTGCTGCGTGCGCAGCGGCTGATTCGCCGGTATCTTGCTCGCTGGCGCAGTCGGCTTCATTCCGCCGAGCGTCTTGGGCAGCGTGTTGTAGATTTTCTTGTACGCCGCCGGCCACTTCGACGGATGCAGCGGCGGAATGCCTTGCTTGGCGTCGCCGCGAATCATCTCGTTCAGCAACTCGAGGATGATCGGCCGCTTCTCGTTGTAAAGCGGGTCTTTCCGGAACGCCGCCTCCATCGTGTTCATCTCCTGTCGCGCAGCCAGGTCCGCCGCCTCGTACTTGCGCTTGGCTTCCGACGCCTGCTGCTGCGCGGCGCCGATCTTGCCCTGATGCGCTTGCGCGGCGCGACCCGCGGCGAGTTCCTCTGCCAGTTCCGGCGCGATCTTGCCTGCGGCAACAGCATCCTCGAGGTCCTTATGCCCCGAGTAGCTCGTCACGCCGGGAATGCGGAAACCGCCGACGCGCGACAGCGCCGACAGTTCGCGGATCATGAAGTTGGCGGCCTGGATCAGCTTGTTCCGGTCGCCACTGTTCACGAGCGTTAGGTAGTCGAGCACGCCGGCATACTGCTCCGGCGACGCGCCCGTCTCCGTGATCGCAGTGATCAGTTCATTCCGCTCGGCCGTCGCAGTCTCGAGGGCTGCTTCTGCCGTTTTGGTTCGATCAATGAGCGTGTGAATACGCTCTTTGGTCTCACGCTTGAGCGCATTCGGGATTGGCGCTGTAAGAGGGTCAGGAGGCTCCGGCTGCCCTGTCTCCTTTCCATCTTTGCCAGGAGCCAGTCCAGCCGCCTTGTCGTCGCCCGCAGCGTCATCGCCTTCAGTGCCGTCAGCACCAGGCTCGCCGTCAGCCGGAGGGGTGCCGTCGCCCTCCGTTCCAGTTCCCTCTCCTGCTCCACCTGACTGATCGCCGTCAGCACCGCCGCCAGATGCGTCGTCCGCACCAGCACCTTCAGTCGTGGAATCAGTAGTCGTCTGATCATCGGGGGTCCCTCCTTCGTTGTCGTCGGCCGGGGGCGGTGGCGGCGCGCCATTGGAATTGGCGAGCGCAACGCCCTGGTCGATGGCGTCGGCAATGGATGCGGGTGCTTTGGTCGTGTCGTTCATGTGGTCTCCTGTTAAACGGCCGGGGGCTGAATTTCTGGCGTCTCGAGTAGAGGCGCTTCAAGTTGTGGGCCGATCGCTTCACCGATCGGGGCTTCGCCGGCTGGTCCGCCGGGCGGGGGGAGCAGTCCGGGCGCGCCGCCCGGTCCCGGCAGAGCCGGAAGCATTTCCGGCATCTGCGGGATGAACTGCTCGGGGTCCATCTCGTCGTCAATGCGCGTCATCGACTCGCGGAGCAGATTCGACAAGGCCGTCGCCATCGGCAAGTTGCCCGTGATCGTGGCCTCCTGAATCGCTACCATAAGCTGCTGAATGAGCGGAAGCAAGACGCCCCACGCATCGCGATCGCCAGCCTTCGAGGGTTTGCCCGTCGTGCCGGCCTTGATTTCGATTTCGACCATCGTGAGCAGGTCGTCCACGGCCATGCCCTCGGGCCAGAAGGCCGAGGGGCCGCAGATGCGTTGCGCGTCTTGCGTGGACAGCGCGCCGAGTGCGAGTTCGCGAGTGTACACGGCCAGGTCGGTGAGGCAGCCTTCAAGCTGATCGCGGTCGCTGGTCGTGCGCGAGGCGAATCCGGTCTGCTGAATCTCCGCTTCGGTGGCTGTTTTCTCCACCGAAATGCTCGACTGCAAGGCTTCCTGCACGCCCGACACACGCTCCATGTCGCGGATGATTTCCGACGTATCGAACATGCGCATGTCGATCGTCTGCACCGGCTTGGCCGCGAACAAGTCACCGATCTTGGCGTCGCTGCGCACCGGCTTGATGCCGACGAACGATTGATAGTCGCCCTTGATGACTTTCTTCATGTCCTCGCTGTCGAGTTCGCCGTCGAGGAACAGGGTAGCCGGGATTGAGCGGTCGCGCGTCAGGCGCTTGCCCGAGCGCGCGGCGTCGTACTCGTCCATCAGCTTGCGCAGGCGCCACGGCAGCGACTGCGGGTGTCGCGCGCCGTCTACTGGATAAAACATCAGTAGGAAGTACGGGAAGAATCGCGTGGTCGGGTAGTCGGGCTGGTAGCCCTCCCGCGCAAATTTCTTGCAGCCCTCCACCATTGTCTCGACGTGATTGGTCAGCCGGTTCCAGCGCTCGATGATCTTGTAGAAGCACGGCGCGTTCATGTCCGCGAACGCAACGCCCGAAGGCGACGCGCTCGACGTGTACATCTCGGCTTCCGCCGCAAAAACGTCCGCCTCGGCCGCCGCGGGAGCGAGGCCGGTGACGGCAGTGTAAGTGCCCTCCTCAATCGGCTGCAGGTCTTTGGTCGCGCGCTGGTAATACTTCGTCGCGTTGGCGAGGTCCTCTTTCTTGAGTCGCGGGAACTCCGAAAGCAAGTCCGACTCCATGCGGTAAATCGCGTTCGCGATCCAGCCCGCGCTCTTGTAGTCGGCGATGTCGCGCACGTCGAGCGACACCTGGATGTCCTCGCCGCTCACGAAGTCAAATACCATCGCCTTGCGCAGCGCAACCTCCATTTTCTGCGCCAATGACTGCTCCAATTCCTGCAGCGTGAGCAGCTTGGCGTCAATTTCCTCCGGCGTGCTGTACTCGCCGCCGTAAGTCGGGTCCTCGTCGATCAACTGCGCCTTGCACGCCTCGAGTTCCGCGATGTTTTTCCGCGAGTCGTTTAACTGTGTCTGCATCTGCGGGATGTTCGTGCCCTTACAGATGATGGTGGCCTTGAGCCAGCCGGGGCCGGTGGACAGCGCAGCGCGCACCATTTTCTGCGCAGCCTGCTTGAGCGTAGAGGTCGGGGCACGCCACAACGAGGAGATCACCGATTGTAGTGTTTTCGCGAAATCGTCCTGCTGCTTCGTGCCCCGATTGTCGACCTGCTTCGGCTTCTTGACGCTCACGTCCGGATTGCGGGCGTAGAGGAACGACACAAGGATGTCGATGAAAGAGCCAATCAGGTTGGCCGAGACGGCCCAATTCAGATGCGCAGTGCCGGCGGCATAGCGCCGGTCGATCGCGTACTGTGCCCGCGCAACCTTATCGAAGTCTCGCGCCGTTTTATAATCCTTCAGGATTTTCTCGACCTGATTGGCCTCCTCCATTTCCTTGCGCTTGTCCTCCTCATCGGTGGCAGCCGCAATCACGCCCTGCTCGACTGCGCCAAGCATGCCGGGGTCCGGAGTCATTCCTACAACATCGAGAGCCATCAGACGTACCTCACTTCCATCGGCGGAGCATCGGTGCTCTCAAGCCATTCAGGCGTAAAGGGTATCAACTGTTTCTTCTCCCGAATAGAGGGGCTGTGCGGATTCTTCATTTTGTCGATCCCGCGACCGAACAGCCCGCACACGTCGCAGGCGTCATCATAGGTCACGGCCGGGAAGGCGCAAAGCTGGTCGAGCAGGCGCGTAGCCCAGGGCTTGCCGCGCGGCAGGTACACCTTGCCGGTCGTGCGGCCCTTCTCGCCAGGGCTCGCCATCGCCTGAAATGCGTTCAATTTGATCGCCTTGTTTTTGATCGACGGCAAGTTGTCGATCGAGACGTAGGCGCGCGGGCGCGCGCTGGTCATGGCCTTCTCGATGGCCGGGCGCACCGCATGGTCGATGGGGCCGCCCTCATTCCACCATTGGCGCGGCTTGTGCCGCTTGATCATCTCGACGAAATTGTCGATGGACACGTCGGTCGTTTTCTGGCCGTACCACCAGTCGAGGACGTACACGTCATCATTCTCCGCGAGCCCGAACACGCCATGCTCGGTGAAGTCGCCGCGATTCTCGAGGGTCGCGTAGTCGCTGGCGCCGTAGATCGTGAGTAGCTCCGGCCGCCCGCCGGCGGTGCCCGGCTCCGCGGTCTCGTCGTACCAGTTGAACCATGCACGCTTGAAGTCGAGACCCTCGCCGAGCACCGGGCGCTGCTGATACAGCGCGGCCCAGGTGCGCGACGTGCGCGGGTTATTCTCCCACTGGCCCCAATGCGTGCCATCGAAGGGATCGTTGGTCTGCGAAAACCACTCGGCCCACAGATACTCGCCGATCTGCCTGCCGAGCGGGTCGTCGCCGCGCTCGCACTTCGCCTGGAAGTTCAGGATGTTCCAATACTGCCCGTCGCGGCACAGGATGCGGCCCGACTCGCCGTTGTACTTCTCCGGCAGGATGCGCCCGGCCAGATCGTCCGGATGCCACCGGGTCTGAATCAGCACGATCCAGCCGCCGGGCAGGAGTCGGGTCGTGACCGTATCGTTGTACTCGTCGAAGGTCTTGTCACGAATGAGCGCGGAATCCGCCTCCTCGCGCCCGGCCACCGGGTCGTCGATGATGAAACCGTTCGCACGCGAGCCTGTAATGCCGCCCTGGATACCCGCGGCCATGTACTCCGACTGATTCGACAAGGCCCACTGCGAGACCGCGCGCTGGTCGGCGCGCAGGATCGGCCGATCGCGCCAGATGCGAACCTCCCGCGGCTGCCGCGCGAGCGCGCGGGCCTTGCGCGACTGCTTCTCGGCAATGTTCGCAGCATAGGAGGCGATGATGATGCGGTACGCGGCCCACCGTTTCATGGCCCAGGTTGGGGCCACCACGGAGGCGTAGGAGCTTTTCGCCATGCCGGGGGGCCCGAAGATCATCAGTCGCCCCATGAACGTGAGCATGGTCCGTTCTATGGCCTGTAACATAACGCGATGGTGCAGGGCCACAGCCTGCTCGATCGGCTGGAACAACTCCGCGGTCTCATCGTCCGTCAGCGGGGCGCCGGGGATGTCGACGCTGCGCGCATACTCGACGAGCGACGCGCGGGCGCGGCGCCGGCGCAATATCTCGAGCGCACAGGCGGCGGGGACCGTCATTTCTGGTCGTTTTGGAGATTGAACGCGGGCTATTGCGTGCTGCACCGGCGGATCATGGCCCATTTTGGGCTGCGACGCAATATGGAGCCGGAGGTGGGCGAGCTATTCGCCGCTGACGAATGCCTCTAGGTCGTCATTTTTGGTCTTTCCGTGGGTCCCTCGCGCCCTATTCAGCAATTCCTCGTCAGTGGCATCCAGAACGTCGGAAAGGCCCTGGTCCTTTTCCTCTTGATCCAGTTTCAATACGCCCTCGGCCGCGCGCAATCGGTCGGCCGGCTTGGAATTGGCGTCTTGGAGGATGATGCGGAAGGTTTGGAGCGCAAGGGCTCGGGTCTCCTGGTCGATCATGTGCGGACTATACGGGGTGCTCGATAGGGGGTCAATGCGTTTGGGTCCCCCGCACGGATGTTTCACGTGGAACACCCCGGCCTCGGCGTCCGGTGGTCGGCGCTTTGGGTCCCTCGCGAGGCTTTAATAACGATTTCGGTTATTAAAGCGAATCCTGTACGGATACACAGTCCGTTGACTTATAAGTCAACGGCTATCGGCGAAGAGCGAATGGGTCCCTCGCGAAAGAAATCAGCCTATAAGCTGATTGCAAGTAGCGCCTCCGACGCTGTACGGACGCTGCTACCCCATCTCCCTGTGCCAATAGCGAATGGGTCCCTCGAATCGCCAAAAGCGCTTCGCAGTCGCGAGCATGGGACCCGTCGCCGGGACTCCGCTCGCGGGTCCCTTTTAGGGGGGTCTACCCCCTACCCGCTACTCCCGCCGTGCAGCCCGTCCGCGCCGCGCAACCCGCGACCTGCCCATAGCCCCTAGCCTGCCGCCCTGAGCCCGCGTACCCGCTCTCCGGCGGCCGGGGCAGGGTATCCGGGGCATGGCGTAGGGCGCCTGGCGGGAGGCTGGCGGGCGCCTGGCGGGCGCCCCAAGCGGGCAGCCAATGGTTTGTCATAATCAGAGAAGGGTAACAAAAGGGTAACAAATAAATCCCCGATTTGACAAAACCTCGGTAACAGTTGGGTAACGCTGTAGGCTATTGATTCTAAAGGGTTTTTTAGCCCGTTTTTCAGGGGTAACAGAAACGGGCAAAATGGCAATTATAAGTCATTGATTATAAAGGGCGTACCCTTGATACCCATAATATGCCGTTTTCTGAAACTTTCCTGGCGTATGGGGCGTAGCCAGTGGGTTGCATCGTGCCCCTGCCCCTATATACTACTTTTTACCTTAAAAGGGAAAGATAAGTAAGAGGGTAACCCGACTAAAAAATCCTTTGGCTTTCCGCTACTTTACAATTGTTACGCAACTATTTCCTAAGTGCCGAATTAAATAACGGGTAACACTTTTTCATCATTATTGTTAAATCGTCAACACGCACCCCTTAAAATGAATTATTTTAATTCCGCAATAAATCATTTTCGGAGGCTAGAAAGTGAATAATTCAATCGAAAATCCCCGCACGGCCCTTGTGCGCTCCGCGTTGCTACGCGCTGCCGCGCTGGCGGGGCGCTGATGGCCAGTCAGACCGACGCTATCATCCGCGCGAACAAGCGAGCCGCGAAGCAGCGAGCGAGCGAACAGCGACGCGCGACTGACGCCTTGCTACGGGAGTCACGCATGACGCCCGAAGCCAAAGCGCGCAGACTGGCAAAGGCCGGGCGCCGTGCGCGCTTGGCCGTGCTGCTGGCACCCTCAACCCAAAAAGCGCGCGACGCGCGCAAGGGGGAATGATGAACCGCGAAGCCTGGCTCACTCAACTGGCCGACGCGGCGCCGCAGTCATGAATCACGAACACGGCGCCGCGCTACTCGCTACTGTCACGACCGGCGCGCTTGTGACTGTGCGGCGCCCGGATGGCGGGCAGAGCACGGGCCGCGCGGCGCTAGGCTCGCGTGGCGAGTGGCACGCGCGCACGGGGCCGCTATTCTCTGTGCCGATCACGGCTCACAACATTATTTCAGTCAGGAGCTCCACGTCATGAGCGGCTGCAATCACTGCGAAGCGCTGATGATAAACGGGCTATTTTGCCATGAGACAGGCTGCCCGGAGGCGCGGCGCGAGCGCGCCCGGCATTGTCCGGAATGCGGCACGCGGCACGATGACGTAGCCGATGCTGCGATGTGTTGCGCCGATGAGCCGCTCGCGGACTTGTGCGCGTACCTGGACGAATGTAACCAACAGGAGGAACCGACGCCATGATCACATTCGCATTGAATGCTGCCGCGTTTATTTTCCTTTGCTACCTGGCCATTGCCGCCGTCGGCTGCCTTGTGGCCTTGTTCGGGTCCCGGTCATGAGCCGGCGCGAGCGCTTCCCTTGTGGCTGCGTCGCTGACGACCGGGCCTGGCGCGAGCTTTGCGCGGAGCATAGGACAGGCTACGACGCGCGCCATGCGGAGCACGCCGCGACCATGCGCGCATGGCGACTTGCAGAGGATCAACCCGCGGCGCATACTGGCGCCGCAGCTAACAGTGAGGGCTAGTCAATGTTGCAATACACTATCCACAACATCGCCGGCGGCTTTGCGCCCGGCCGCGATGTTGTCATCCGCACGCATGACCGCGCTTTGGCCGTTTCATGGATGACGCCTGGCTATCGCGTCACGCCAAAGGATCGCGGCCGAGATTACTACGGGCTGCGCGCGCTCGAACGGCGCGCGGCTGCTCGCGTGCAGTACGGGCTCGCCGGCATCGCGCCGGACAGCTACTACAACCAGGAGGGCTAGACCATGACTAAGCGAGTAGTATCATCGGATCAGGTGGCGCACTTGTGGGCGCATCAATCGCAGGACAGCGCGCGCAATAGTGGCGACTCCATGAGCTTTCAGGACACCACGCTATACAGTTACTCGACGCCTATCGCACGACTGGTAACCGACCCTCGCGGGGAGCGCGTCGCGCTGATCACGTCGCACAGTTACAGCCCGACCACAAGCGGACGGCATATGCCGGCCGCGTATGGTGCCGTCAGTCACTTGCCGCATTACCGCGTGCCCGCGCTTGGCACGTCTGGCGGCCTGCATGATGAACCGCGCGGCGACATGCACGCGGCCAATGCCGCGTATTTGGCGAAGGAATACGCGGCTTTTGTTGCCAAGCGCATGAGGGAACAGGAGCGCGGCGCCTGGCGCGACGACCACTTGCGCACGCTCGCGCAGAGGGTCGCGGACTATGTGCAGCGCTTCGACGTGCGCATGCCGGGCACCATTGACACGGCCGCGGACCTTGCGCGCATCAATGCGCGCCATGATCGACTCGACGCCATGCGCGCGGACCCCAAGTATGCCGGCAAGCGCGAAGCGGAGCGCGAGAAGCGCGCAGCGCGCAAGGCTGCCAAAGAGCAGCGCGCCCGCGAACTAGCAGCCGCTAGCGCGGCCGAAAAGCTCGCAGCTTGGCGCGCGGGCGAATTGTCAATTCTGCCATACGACGTGCGCGGAGGCTATGGACAGTCCGCCGCGCTGCGCGTGCGCGGCAATGTTGTTCAGACTTCAATGGGGGCGGCCGTACCAGTCGCCGACGCGCGGCGCGCGGTGCTCTTTGTCGCTGGCGTGCGCGAAGCGGGCAAATCATGGCAGCGCAACGGGCAGACTTTCAACGTGGGCGCGTTTCAGTTAGACGCGATCAATGCTAACGGCGACGTTAAAGCCGGCTGCCACTTCATCGAATGGTCCGAAGTGGCACGCCTAGCCGCGGCGCTTGGGGTGCAATCATGAAGCGCCTAACCTTGCGCTTGCGCCTGGCGCTTTGGGTGCTGCGCAATCCGGACGTGCTGACCATGCTGCATTTTGAAATGCTGCGCGATGCAGAG